GTTGTTCTGGTATAAAAGATTTACTTGAGACACAGAAATTAGAAATAGCAGATGAAGAAACAATACTTGAGATATCAACCTTTATATCAAAGGGCCAGTCTTATGAAGCCTCAGAAGGCAACCACGATGATATCATGATGAATCTTGTAATGTTTGGTTTCTTTGCAACAACAGAAATGTTTAGAGATTTAACAGATATAGACATAAAACAAATGTTATACGATCAACGTATAGCAGAAATAGAAAATGATATACCTTCATTCGGATTTATTGATGATGGCAGCGAACAGATAGCAAAAATTGAAAGAGAAGAAGAAGGTCACCCTTGGGCTATTGAATATCAGCAAGATTTCTAATGTTATAAATAACAGTATTGAATATCCGTATTATGAAAAACATATAATTTAGGTTCAAAGAAGGACACAAGCAATGGCAATAGGTACACCATCAGAGTCACCGGCGATAGTCGTCAGGGAGCTCGATGCAAGCGGTGTAGTACCCAACGTTCAGACAACCACCGGCGCATTTGTAGGAAATTTTAACTGGGGTCCTGTTCAACAGGCTACGTTGGTTTCTAATGAAAGTGCGCTTACTGAGACGTTCGGTTCTCCCGATTCATCAAATACAATAGAATTTCACAGTGCTGCATACTTTTTACGGTATGCAAACACAATGCAAGTAGTAAGAGAAATCACAACTGCTGCTTTCAACTCACACGACTCAGACGCAGGCTATAGCCCGATCGGTGGAACAAGCGGATTAGCGGCAGACGCTAAACGAACATCGTTAGTCAAAAACAGAGATAACTGGGATGATCAACTTTCTGCACGAAATGCAGAGAATCATACATTTATCGCAAAGTGGCCTGGTAACTTAGGCAACTCGCTCAAAATTTCAATGTGTGGAGCAGACTCTGGAGAGTTAACCGCAGAATTTGATGCTTGGGCATATAGGAAAAGCTTTGATGCTGCTCCTCAGACATCAGTATATGTTGCTTCAAAAACAGATTCAGATCTTACTCCGGTTAACACAGCTGGTCATGGATTCAAAAAACCAGAAGTTTATGGTGGCGATGAAATGCACGTTGCGATTATTGACGAAGGCGGACTGTTTAGTGGAACAAAAGGAAGTGTACTAGAAACATTCCCATTTACTTCATTAGCATCTGATGCAAAAAATCCAGATGGATCTACTAACTTCATCAAAGACATTATCAACAATCAATCAGAATATGTTTGGATGGCTGGTTTCGGAACAGAGAATAAGTTCTCAGCGCTAGCAGGTACAACAGCCGATAGTGGAGATAGTTATCTTACTACTCACCGCGCTCACAAACATACTGGTGCATATCCGAGTCCGGCTCAGAGAGATATATCGCTAAAAAACGGCGTAAACTCAGGCTTACTCACTCCAACTCAATACGCAACAGGATTTGATAAGTTCGAAGATGTTGATACTATCCAAGTCGACTTCCTTATCGCTCCAGGCATGTTGTCAAGAGATGATCACGTAACAGTCGTAAATGATCTCGTAGGCATTGCTCAAACAACACGTAAAGATTGTGTTGTAACAGCTTCACCTGCACGATCAGATGTTGTCAATAATACTACACCGGTAACTAATGCTATTACAACCGCAAATCGGTTTACCAATTCATCATATCTTATTGTAGATAATAACTACCTTAAAATATATGATAAGTACACTGATCAATACATCCAAATACCTGGTAGCTCAAGTACTGCTGGTATTATGGCTGCGTCAGACTTCAACACTGCACCTTGGTTCTCACCAGCTGGTCCACGTCGTGGTCAATACGTAGGTATTACATCGTTATCTTATTCACCAAATAAAGCAGAAAGAGACTCACTTTATCGTGCAGGTCTTAATCCGATAGCAAATATACCAGGTCAAGGTGTATTACTCTTTGGGGATAAAACTAAATTAGCAAGACCAAGTGCATTTGATCGTATTAACGTACGTAGATTGTTCCTTGCAATTGAGAGAGCTATTGCGATAGCTGCAAGAAATGTTATGTTTGAATTCAATGACGAATTTACTCGAGCAGAATTCCAAAACATCGTTGAGCCTTTCTTACGAGAGATTCAAGGACGAAGAGGTATTACTGACTTCAGAGTAGTTTGTGACACTACAAACAACACGGCCGCAGTCATTGATCGCAATGAATTTAAAGCAGACGTCTTCATCAAACCAGCACGTTCAATCAACTATGTAACTCTAAGTTTCGTAGCTGTTAGAACAGGTGTTGACTTTGAAGAAGTAGTCGGCACAGTTTAATTGACAGATAGGAGAATATAAACATGGCTATTCTAGGAGTAGACGACTTTAAAGCCAAGTTGAAAGGTGGCGGCGCCAGAGCCAATCTGTTCAAAGCGACAATCAACTTCCCGGCTTATGCATTAGGAGATGTAGAAATAACATCATTCTTATGTGAATCAGCACAACTTCCTGGCTCATCGTTTGGCATCATCGAGATGCCTTTCAGAGGCAGGTTTTTAAAAATAGCAGGAGACCGTACATTCGATACTTGGTCCCCTTCAATTATAAACGATACGGACTTTGCTATTCGTAACTCAATGGAACGATGGATGAACGGTATTAATGCTCACAGAGCTAATACTGGTCTAGTTGCTCCGGTTGATTACGAAGCTGATCTGTTTGTAGAGCAACTTGATCGTAACGGCGACACCCTAAAGAAATACAACTTTCGTGGATGTTTTCCAACATCACTATCAGCGATCGATGTTTCTTACGGTTCAAACGATGAAATCGAAAGATTTAGCGTTGACTTCCAAGTCCAGTACTGGGAATCTGCAGACACAACCAGTTAAAGTTGGTATATATACTACTATAGCAAGGCATTAGGTTGCCTTGCTACCACTATTATTGAAAGAAAAATATGGCTGAAACAACTCTAAAATTATTTGGTTTCGAACTTCGCAGAGCTAAAAAGATTGAAGCGGCTAAAGATAAGTTGAAATCAATCGTACCTCCAGTTGACGAGGATGGTGCCGGTTATATAACTGCTGCCGGAGCACATTATGGACAATACGTCGATATAGACGGAGACAAGTCAAAAGACAATTACCAGATGATACAGAAGTATCGTGGTACAGCGCTGCATCCTGAAGTTGATGCTGCGATCGAAGATATTATGAACGAGTCAATCAGTGGTGCCGAAGAAGGTTTTGCTGTACAACTTGAAATGGAGTCACTCAAGGCTTCAAACGGAATTCAAAAGAAGATCCAAACAGAGTTCGAAGACATCCTAAAGATGCTACACTTCACCGACTTGGGTCATGACATATTTAGACGATGGTATATTGACGGTAGAATAACATTTCACTTAGTTGCAAATGTAGATAATCCTGCTAAAGGTATTGAGGATATAAGACCTATCGATTCTGCAAAGATTCGTAAAGTAAAAGAAGTAAAGACTTCAAAAGATCCTGCAACCGGTGCTAAGATTATTGAAAAACAAGATGAGTATTATATCTATCAAGAGAAACCAGGACAACAACAATCTGGTGTCAAGCTAACCAAAGACTCAGTTCTTTATGTTACATCTGGATTACTTGATGAAACACAAAAGAAGATTATATCATATCTTCACAAAGCACTAAAACCGCTCAACCAGTTACGTATGATGGAAGATTCATTAGTGATCTATCGTCTTGCACGGGCGCCTGAGCGTAGAATCTTTTATATAGATGTTGGTAACTTACCTAAAGGTAAATCCGAAGAATATATGAAAGGCATTATGGCAAAGTATCGAAACAAACTTGTATACGATGCTTCGACTGGTGCAATAAAAGATGACAGAAAACATATGTCAATGCTCGAAGATTTCTGGTTACCACGTCGCGAAGGTGGCAGAGGTACAGAAATTTCTACATTGCCAGGTGGCGATAACCTTGGACAGATAGACGATATCATCTATTTCCAAAAACGATTATATAAGTCTCTTAACGTACCAATCGGCAGACTTGAATCTGAAAGCCAGTTTAGTCTTGGTAGATCTACTGAGATCTCAAGAGACGAGCTCAAGTTCCAGAAATTCATTGATAGACTTCGTAAACGATTCTCTATACTCTTTTCAGAGATACTCAAACGACAGTTGATCCTTAAGAATATCATTACAGAAGAAGACTGGGATGAATGGGGATCAGACATACACTTTGATTATATGAGAGATAATCACTTTACAGAACTCAAAGATGCAGAACTACTTCGTGAAAGACTACAAACATTAGATCTTACTCAACAATATATTGGAGAATACTTCTCTAAAGAATACGTGTTTAGAAATATTCTAATGTTAGGCGACGAAGAAATAAAAGATATGAAAAAACAAATAGCTGATGAAATGAATGAAGGT